GAAGATTATTGGAAGAAGTCTCTAAAGAGAATAGAGGACTTGACAAGCAAAGTTCTTCCTGTATGATAGATAGTCTCATTGGTCTGTAGCACAACGGTTGTGCAATCCGCTGTTAACGGATCGGTTGTAGGTTCGAATCCTACCAGACCAGTTTAAAAATGTTTAACATCAACACACCAGCAATTGAATGCCTAGTTCGTGGTGAATATCTCAGGAATCTTGAGGATTCGTTCGATAAGAAATTTCCTTGTTTGATTTTTGGTATGTCGAGCATTCCTTCAAGAACTCCTCTGTTTCATTTCATCATGGAAGATGGAGGAATTTGGTGGAGAATGCCGATCTCTGCATTTTGTTGGAAAGATGATGCAAAGGCACAGGAGTTGGATGAACTAGTCTTGTGGGATTCGTTTTCCTACTTCCCATCGGTTGCAGTATTTGATATTCTGAAGAACAAGAAGATGTCATTTACTTCAAGAAGGAAGCAGAATTACTCAGGAAATTACCTGTTCACTCTTGATTGGGCTTCAACAGATGCTAATATTGTTGACACAGGATTTTCAGAAGCACCTGGTCAGCACAAGTGTGGTCATGTTATAAAACTTGACAACGGAAATTTTGCAATCCAACCAAACAACAGAGTTTTGGTTGCTGATCCCTCTTTCACAGTAAAATATAACAAACCAGTCATTGAAAGAAAACTGAACACCCATTTGTGGACTACAGAACAAAGTCCAAAATGGATTACAGAAGATAGTGATAAGTATCATTATGGAATTGGTAATTTGGATCATTACCCAAGCAGCAACGGGGAGTGATTGTAAATCACTTGTATTTAGACTTCGGGGGTTCGAGTCCCTCCGCAACCATTATGAAACTATTCATAATCTGTTGTATAAATAAAGCAGAATGAATAGAGAACCAACAAAATACAAATCAATTTTCTTGTCTGACATTCATCTAGGAACACATGGCTGTAAGGCAGAATCACTTTTAAAGTTTCTTAAACAGAACACATCAGATAATCTCTTTCTTGTCGGTGATATCATTGACGGATGGAGATTGAAAAGTCGGTGGTATTTTCCACAGAGTCATGTGAATGTCATTAGAAGAATTTTCACAGCAGCAAAGCGTGGTACAAATGTCTATTACACTCTCGGAAACCACGACGAGGCTTTTCGTAAATTTCTAGATTTTGGAATTGATATTGGTCGAATCCGTATAACTAATGAACTTGATTATATCGGTATAGATGGAAAGAAATACCTTGTAGTGCATGGAGATGTGTTTGACAAGTTGATGACTGATGGCAAGTGGATAATGCACATTGGAGACACAATGTACACAATCATAGTGTATCTCAATACAAAATTGAATACAATACGGGGCTGGTTAGGAATGGAATACTGGTCTTTGTCTAAATGGTTAAAGAAAAACACTAAACAGGCAATGAACTATATCCATCGTTATGAGGATCATGTTTCTTCTCATTGCGAGAGCAAAGGTTATGATGGTATCATTTGTGGACATATACACACCGCAGAGATTCGTGATATTTCCGGAATAACCTACATGAATACTGGTGATTGGGTTGAGAGTTGTACTGCTCTTGTAGAACACCATGACGGAAAGTGGAGTATCATTCAATGGAGCGACCATGCTCAGTGATAAAATAACCATTGTTGTTCCCTGTCGAAACGAAGAAAATTACATCAGTCATCTTCTATACGATTTAACTCTTCAGAAAAACATTGGCAATACAAAGATAATCATTGCCGATTGTTCTACGGACAATACACGAAAAGTTATAGAAAAGTCAAAACTAAATCTAAATGTTGAAGTCATTGATGGTGGGCCTGTTTCTCTAGCAAAGAATAAAGGTGCAAAACTCACAAAGACTCCTTACATTCTTTTCATAGATGCAGATGTAAGATTCTTTTCAAATACACAGATTGAAGATGCTGTTGATGTTCTAGAAAGGCAAGACTTACATCTTGTTGGAGCCAATGCTCGGTGTTATGATGGAAATATCATGGCATCACTTGGGTTTACTCTTTTCAACATCACCAACAACATAATGAGATTCTGGAGTCCATTTGCTGTTGGAGCATTCATGCTTACTAGAAAAGACAAATTTGATGAGTATGGAGGCTTTCCAAACAAATATCAAACTAGTGAGGACTTCTTTCTTTCGAGAAAGTATGATCCGAAGAAATTCAGAATAAAAGGATATTTTGGTCAAGATAGTCGAAGGTTTAAGAAGATGGGATATTTTGGAATGGCTCGGTATCTTCTTAAGAATTTCTGGAACAGAAACAATCAAGAATACTGGAACAATATGGACTATTCCAATTACTGGGATTAACTTCAATTATGAAACTATTTGCAATCTGTACTCATAACGACGAAACCCATCTGCTTCGTGATAATTTTCTCGACTCAGGTGGAACTCTCCACAGCGGTATTCTTTTTTTCAAGAAGAAAGGCGATGCGGAAACAGAGTGTGACTCCATGAATAGGCTACGAAAGAGCATGAAGTTGCCTGAGTGCTATTCTGTGGTGAAAACCGAAGATCCTGATACTGGAATCTACGGGAAGATCATTGACGGCAAGCAAACATAACTACATACCCATATGCCTAAATGGATACCACCACGCCCCGAAGACCTGAAGAAGGAATATGAGATTGAATACCGCAATCACATAGAGCCTAAGTATGGTTCTGTATTTCCAACATTCAAATCTTTCGTTACTGCTGCTAAAAAGGGCAAAGTTGTAAATGTTGATGCAATGATGGACTCGGATATATCCAATCGAAGTCGTACTTCCAACATGAAGGAACTGCTATCCCTCATCAAAACCTATCGTTCCTATCCAAAATACAGAAACGAAAAATCACTAAACGATCTTGAAGCAAAGATCAAAGGCAAAGGAGAGATGTCCATGCCTATAGTTCTAGAGTTTCCTGATGGTGAGATGCGTATAATGGGTGGAAACACCAGAATGGATATCGGATTTTGGTATGCAAAAACTGTTCCAGTTTTGCTCATAAAGATTCCCAAACTAAAGACATTTGGAGAATGGTATGAGCCTACCTGATGAAAAATTACGAGCAATGATATCAAGCAGACAATTTCTTTTTGATTTGCTTGATCCAAAGAAAACACCCCGTGTGCCAAAGGCTATACGAAAAACCGCTCATCGGTTGTGTAAGCATTGGCCTTTTCCATTTGAACTTGAAGAGATGATGGGAGTATACAATGCCGATAGAGTACGAGATGAAGATTCTCAAAGAAACGGTTGAAGGTGCTATTCGTAAGTTTTCAGAAGATAAATCATCTATAAGTTGGTTTGATGGTGTTGAAGACTCTGTTATGGATATCATAGAAAATGATATCCATGCAAATGAAATTTTCAATGAGTATCAGATGATTGCCATGAGGGAACTCTTGCGTAGAGGCTATTGGCTCAAATGGGACGAGGAAATAGGAAGACCTATTCTTCGTAGATTACCCCAATCATAAATAAGATTGGAGGCCACCTATGGGACAACACGAAAACAAAAAAAGAAAAAGAATGGAAAACGAAGTATATTATTTTGTCGGACACCTTAGTACCGATGGATACTACACTCCTCTTCTTTTGACCGAACGGGAATACGCTTCGGCAAAAGCACGGGCAGAAAAGAACCAAGAGGATTTATATTCTAATTGTGTTGTGTTCCAACAGGTAACTGATGGAAAGGCTGTTGGCGAAAAATATAAATTGTGATTAGCACTTGACTCTCTGTGGTGCAGCGTGTATACTTTGCCTATGCCAAAAAGAATCATTGATGAATTTGATATAGCAGCAGAGCGGGAAGGCTCTGCTGTTCGTCGTCACAATAGTACAATCTGCCGACCATTTGGATGGGGCAAAGGTATCATCAAGCAACGCAAAGGACACCTTGATGGTGAGCGAAAGATTGAAGTACGAATCATAAACAGAGGTAAATGGATTATAGAGAAAGGAGTTAGAGTATGAGCCGAAAAGGCATTCATCGTAGTTTTAGCCGTCGTCGTAAGATGGGATCAAAAAAGCGTAAGGCAATGAAAGACAATCGAACAAAGTGATTCAGAGGAAATACAATATGAAGTGCTGTGAAACTTGTGGTAAGATCATTCCACAGGCTCGTCTTGAGATTATTCCTCATGCGAAAACCTGTGTATCGTGTTCACAGGAGCCGAAGCGTGTCGGCTTCATGGATTGGTATCACAAGACCGCACCAGAACTGGTGATGGTTTCTTCTGATGATCGGGAGAACCTTCGCCGTGCAGTGCGTGTAAACTCTAGGAGTCGATGATGGGTATTCGCCATCTTGGTTATGCTTGTCAAAATCTATCTCTAGGCGAAGGTCGAAAAAAGAAGGATCGAATCCTTACTGACCGCACCCTTCGACAGAGTGGATTCTCTCTGGAACGGGTTGGAGAAATTGCAGTCAAAAACTGTAATGATCTCCAGCCCATTTTGGAATGGAATCATAATAATGATATCCGATTCTTCCGAATTGGAAGCGGAATCTTTCCTTTTATGGATCATCCCGAGATTGGCTACACCCTAAATGATCTTTCCCAGAGCCACAGGGAGGCGATCACAGCCGCCCTTGGACGGGCAGGGCTCTTTGCCAAGAGCAACGGGATGCGGCTCTCCTGCCATCCTGGACCGTATACCTGCCTTGCCTCTCCCGACCCTAAAATCAAAGATAAGAGTATATTATCTTTGAATATGCACTCCCTTATTGGGGACTTGCTTGGCTACGGGCAGGAGTTTGCCATCAACATCCATGTTGGCGGGGTCTACGAGGACAAGGGGGCAACAGCCCAACGCTTCTGCGAGGCGTATAGGGGCTTGGATGAAAAGATCAAAAGCCGTCTGACTTTGGAAAACGATGACAAAGAAACCATGTGGTCAATGTCCGAATTGTATAATATGATTTGGAGTTGCTGTGGTGTAAAATTAGTTTTGGATATCCACCACCACCGATTCTGCAAAAAAGAATCTCTACAGGATGCTGCCCAAAAGGCTTTCGAGTCTTGGCGTGGATTCGTAGAAATTCCAAAGATTCATTATTCAGAGTCCAAACCTAATTCCCGACCCCAAGCACATTCCGACTACATACAAGAACCCATCCCTGACTTGGGTGATGTAGAGTATGATGTGATGATTGAGGCAAAAGCAAAAGATCTTGCTCTTTTGCAATACAGAAAGTTGTGCAAAGACTGGAGAGGTCAAAATGTCTGATAATGAAGTTCCTATTTCACATTGGGATTACCGAATCTTACGGGGAGAAGACGGATATCATACAATTGGAGAGGTATATTACGATTCTAAAGGAGATCCAGTGGGCTGGACAGATCCTGATGAATCGGTTTCCCCATTTGGAGAAACTGTTGAAGAACTTATCTCTTCTCTAAAGTCCATGCTTAGTGCAACAAATAAACCAGTATTTACTCCCCCAAAGGAAAATCAAAATGACAGAGACAGAAATTGATGATATGAAAAAAGAAGTTATTATTCTTCGTATGCAGAATAAAAGACTTGATTCAGATCTAAAGAAAATGCAAGATATGGTTAAAGATATCCTTATTATGAGGGTAGGTGGAGAAAATGGACAAGCAGACTCTGACGAAATTTCTACTAGAAACTGCACTTGAAACAAATGGTAGTATCAGGTCTTGCCCTATTGAATACAATCAGGAAACCAAAAAATGGTTTTTCTGGTTTGAGACTTGGGCAGAAAAAAGCAAAGACTTTGATTCTCTAGATGAAGTGCTTGAAGCGTTTGAAATGTATTGTTTAGAATACCTTAAACTGGAAAACAAACAATGAGTGGATTCAGACTTCATATTGATATTCCGTTTGAATGCGGAGAACAAGAAGCGATTGAAAAATCAAAGGCTATTCTTCAGTTGTTAGAAAAAACAAAAATGGTGGATATCGGTGTTGACCGAGTAAATTACCGATTGGGTCACGATGAAGACCGACAGAAGAGCAACTATTTTCAAAAAAATGAAAATGGTCATGTGAACAACAAGAAGTCGCAAATTTTGTTCACAGAAGACTTGACAGGAGTTGAATGAGTGTTATACTTGTCGTGTAACAAGTGAACGATGCGCCGTGGGAGGTCTTGGTCACCTCAGTTCGACTTATAATCGAATAAGACTTGGTTCGATTCCAAGACGGCGTACTAAAGTGAGGTAAATATGAAAAGAATAAAGATTTACAAGCGAGGAAGACTTCTTCCATTTACAATGAACCCTTATATTGGAGGCATTATGCGTAACGACTTTAAGAGTGAGAATGTTCTTGGTTTTGTTGGATTTGCGGCAATCGGTGTTGCAGCCTATGCTGCGATTGATAACAAGTTGCAGATTGCAGGAGTTGCAGCGGGTGTGGGAGTTCTCTGCTTCTACGGAGCAACAAAGGTTCTGAAGGAGTGTCTGAATCAAAAGAAGCATCAGGAAGATTTTGATGTTGTTTGGCGTGAAAACGACAATATCCATGAGCGAATCAGCAAGTTGGAAGAGCGTCTTGATGGTTGTGTAGAGCAAAGCACCTTTGATGGTAGGATCAAAGATGTTTATTCAAAGATTTCTGAAGCACACAGGGACAGCGGACAGGACTTTGATGCAGTCTATCGCCACATCTCTGATGTTACTTCCGAAATTGAAACAAGAATCGACAATTGCGGTTCTTTTCAAACCGCTTGCCATAGCAAGCGTAAGTGAGCGTCTTTACGAAAGGAGATAAAATGAGTAAGAACGCTAGTAGTGAAGGATGCCCCACCAGTAATTGGGGTTGTACGGATGTCGTTACCCATTGGCTTGGTAAGATTGGTGTGAGTCGATCCTTAATGGTCACTCTTGCACTTCTGCCATTCACATGGAACGGTGTTGTTCTCGTCAAGGATGGCGTGGTATATGCATGGAATGCTGTTGCAGGGGCTTTCTCTGCAATTGGTGCTGGCTAAAAAAGCCCCGTCTTCGGACGGGGCAACGCCCTAATAGATTAACTGGCTAAATCCCTGCCCTTTCAAGGCAGTGAGTCGGGGTTCGAGTCCCCGTTAGGGTATTACTTACTAATAAAATCTTAATACTACCGTGCATAGATAAAGGCACGGAGGAAAACATGGAACTTGTACTTATAGGATCGGGAATTTTAGCATCATTCATAACATATAAAATAGGCTACACAAAAGGTAAGAAAGATGGATACACCGTTGGTCACAGCCACGGAATATTCAAGGCTAACGAACTGATTGCAAAGGAAAAAGCCCGTGTTAGAGATGTCTCACCCCGTTCATTCGTTGGAGTCAAAACACGACTGCCCGAAGCACGATCAGCAAAAGAAATTGCTTGGATCGGTTGAAACCCGCAACATCATTGACCACTATCACTACTGGAAGCACGAAGCGATTCTTGCAGATCTAGACACCAAGAGACACAATTTTACAATTGTGTGCTGTAATCTTGGAAATGATTTCAATATCGCTACCGTTATCCGTAATGCTAATGCTTTTCTCTCCAAAGAAATTTGGATTCTAGGAAAGAAGCAGTGGGATCGTCGTGGTGCGGTTGGAACACATCAGTATTCCCGTATCAAGCACTTCTCTACTCTAGAAGATCTCCATTCTGCAATGGACGATGTTTTGGATTCGGTTGTTGTTTCTGTTGATAACATCGAATCTGCTGTTCCAATCGAAGATTTTGAGTGGGACAAGACAAAGCATTATTTCATCATTATGGGTCAGGAACAAATCGGCGTTCCACAAGAAGTTCTTGACATCTCCGAGCATTGCGTGTATATTAAGCAGTATGGCACGGTTCGCAGCCTAAATGTGGGAACTGCTAGTGGAATTGTAATGCAAGACTACTGTGTGAAAACAGCGAAGTAGCCCAATGGCAGAGGCGGTGGATTCAAAATCCGCATGGTGTGGGTTCGACTCCCACCTTCGCTATTGATATATAAATGAAAAGGAGGTTCTCATGGAACCATTCAAGAAATTTATTAGCGAAGCGAAACTTTCACGCATATTTCAGTATGTGGAAGACCCAAAGAAGACTTTTGGTATTGTGTCTTCGTTTCGTGGACAGTATTCTAAAGCCGAGAATCTCAAGCGTCATGCCGCACTAAAGAGTGCGGTGCGTGGTATGGGCTTGGGTTTTATTGAGATGAAGGGTGGCTATGTGGAAGAGGGTGGAGTGGTGGAGGAGTTGAGCCTCTTTATTCCCTCTGTGAAGCGTTCACAGATCGTGGAGTTGGGACAGGACTTTGAGCAGCACTCTGTGATGTTCAAAGATGCCGATGAGTTTGTATTCATTGGCACGAATGAAGCGTCTGGTGTGGGCAATGTCTTGTCAAAGTTCAAGGCAGGAGCGGGGAAGGACAACATTGAATTGGCAAAGGAAAAGACCGCAGAGTTCTTCTCCCAACTGAAGAAGGCTTCTCATAAGGACAAGAAGTTCGTTTTCAACATGGAGTCCTTCTCGCTGTATGAGCAAGAAGAGTGGAACTTTGCAAAGGCTGCATACCTCAAGCGTGGACAGCAGCCACAGTGGATTCAGATTATTTGATAATGTCGGAGAGTAGCACAACTTGGTAGTGCGCTTGCTTTGGGTGTAAGAGGTTGCAAGTTCAAATCTTGTCTCTCCGATTAGCGATAGATCATGGAGTAGTAGCGGGTGGAAGAAAAGACAACAGAAGGATCTGGATTTCTACCACTTGTTGGGAAAATCATAGAAGAAGATCCAACACTAGTATTATTAGTGACCATAACAGCAGCGGCTCCTCCCCCTGCTGCGGCACCAGATAAATTTGCCTGATTTTCTGCACGAAGCCTATCATTAGCAGTCATAACACGATCCATTGCAACTGAAACATCTTGCAAGGTTTGTAATTGTGTTGCATCTAAATTTATCAATTTATTGATAGTATCCATCGCTCCAGATGATGTCTCTAGAGAAGAAAAAGCAGAAGCAAGTGTTTGAATTGCAGTTCCTAGTGTTTGGATTGCAGTTGCTGCTTTCATTATATCATCTGCTCTATTAGCAATCATTAGTATTTGATCAATAGGACCAGTCTCTTCTCCGGTCACCATTTCCGTTGCTTCACTAACTATTCCGCCGACAGCACCACTTATTGCTCCTATAGCAGTTGCAGCGGCAAAAGCAACGATAGCAGCAGAAACAGCAGCAATACCAACCGCTGCTGTCTTAAGAGAAGATGCTCCCTTCGATATTGCAGATATGGTTTCTGCAAATGAATTGAGTTTTTGTGTGTCCATGAATCGCAATGCAAGACCCATAGGAATCATTGCCAATCCTATTCCCGCTAGTGCAAGTCCCGCAATAACAAGCAATGGAGACATCACAGCAATAGCAGCCAATCCAGGTACAAGGGCAATTAGTCCTAGACCAATTCCCATCAATGCATTCGGATCAACACCAGAGAGCAAAGATACACCATAAGCAAATGGTATGAATGCTGCCCCTATGAGAGCCATCAGCCCTGCTCCTATTGCGATTGCCGCCGCACCAACACCTCCTGTGCCTGTTGCAAGAAGACCTAACGCAAAGGCAATAGCACTCAATCCGGCAATTGCCAATACTGATGTTGCTATAGTTCCAGGGTCAACATTTCCTAACAAACTAAAGGCAAATGCAGCGGGAATTGCAGCCGCTCCTATTGCAATCATTGCAATAGATCCCTTCAATATATCTCCCTGTATCTTTCCTAACATTGCTGCTGTCAATCCCATTCCCATTATTGCAGCAGTTCCCGAAAGAATAACTTCTACAGGAACATCACTCATTATCTTTAGACCCAATGCAAAAGGAATTATAGAGGCTCCAATTGCTGCTAGTCCCAATGCACCTTTCAACACATCTTTATTTCCAAATGATTTCACTCCATTTGCAATTGATGTTAAGAAACCACCGATACCACCACCTTTTCCTATAGAACCAGCAACAACAGTTGATCCTCCACCAGATTGTGGTAATTTACCATCTAACATTTTTTCCATCATTTTTGATATTTCCAACAGAATTTTTTCTGTATGAATATCGTGAACATAACCAGATCCTCTTGTACTAAAGATATCTGTTAGTTCTATTCCTGCTTTTGCTGCCTCTTCACGAAGTTTAACCTCTCCAGATGCGGCTGTCATTGCTGCTTCTGTGCTTGCTGCTTTTTGGAATTGTGCTTCTTCGCTTTCTGCTCCAAAGATAAATGCTTGTCTTTTCTTTTTAGGATCAAATATCTTTGTAAAAACATCTTTTTGAAGATTTTCTACTAGATCGTCAAATCCTTCTCCTTTCATTAGAATTCCGTAAAGACCTCCTCTGAAAGATTTGGCAAGCAATTTTCTAAAATAACCACCACCTAATTGCTTCAGTACTTTGCTGTTTAGGAATATACTTGTTTTTATAGTATCAGATTGCTTCTTTAAGAAAACAATCTGATCTTGCATTTGTTGATTTGCTTGTTTTTCTGCGTCCGTTAGAGAGTTGTATTTCTCCTCTAGTTTTGCTATTGCATCTTCTCTATTCTTTAGTAAAAGTTCTTCTCCTTTTACCACTCCCTCTAGTCTATTTTGAGAGAATTCTCTTTCCCTTGCAGTTTTTGCTTTTCCTAACTGATCAAGTGCATCGGATAATCTCACAGAGATAGCATCTTGGTATTCCAAATTTTCCATCGCTCTTTTGAGTTCATCTTCTTTCAATGCCGCATACTGTGTTTGTCCTGCATCTTTTGCAATCTGTATTTCGACTTGTAGGTCTTTTATTGATTTGATATTGTCTGAAAGTAAACTATCAAGAGCATTGACTGCTTTTCTAAATTCTTCTTGTGCTATTATTTCTTCTTTTGATTTGAATCCCGTCATCATTTTTCTAATATCATCGGCAAGAGTGATATTTCCAATTTGTCTCAATAAGTCTTCAGACATTTTGGATCTCTCTTCTAGTTGTGAAGAGTATCTACCCAGTGCACCACCAAGACTCTTTAGCCTTACTGTGCTTTTTGGCAATTCAACTTTGCCTATGGCTTTTAGAGCAGCCAATGCTGCTTGGGTTTTGGGATCCATTAATGCCATTTATCTTTTCCTTTTGGTGCTTGCTGACTTTATTTTAGCATTTTCTGCTTCTATGCGTTTATTTTCTTCTTCGACATGATTCTTAAGAAGACTAACATAGATGTCTCTCTCCCACGGCATCATATTTTCAATTTCAGTCAAACTGTATTTATGATGCTGCATCATTTGAAAGTTCAAATTGTAATAATTTGTCAGGCTATTGTGGGAGAGACAGAACCGAAAAAATCTTCAATACCCTTTAGCAGTATTTGCTTCTCTAGTCCGCACTTTGGACAACGGAAATTTACATTTTTTTGAACACGGGGCATTTCAGAAACGAAATCAATCATCTTTTTGAACGAATCACTAGGTAGACTCTCTATAAAGTCTGACATCTCTTTCTGTGAATATTCCTTGGGATTATATGTCTTTTCATTGTCAAATATCATTTCAATACATTTACCCAAAATCGCAAAGATTGTTTCGGTATTACTGTCTTGAAGAGTGGAAGATATAGATTCAACTACTTCCATATTTGGATATACTACCGTTAAACCTAAATTATCATTTATCATTATCTTGAATGGAGTTTCTTGTATTTTTCCAACATCAATATCGGACAGATTTATGCGAAGTTTGCCACTAGCCGAACAAGAAGGACAGACAACAATCGGTTCTAGCACCTCTCCGACAGATTTTCCACGAATCTGAACAAATAAGTGTTCAATATCAAAAACAGGAAGAGAGTCTACTTTTAAATCTCCATCGACACAGTTTTTGATTATTTGTTTTAGAGCACGATTCTGTGCTTTTTTGTCTCCTGCTTCCATAGCAAGAAGCAGTATCTTTTCTTCCTTAACTAGAAATGGCCTGAATAATATTTTTTGTCCTGTTGATGGTAGAACGGTTTCGTATTTTGGTACACCTATTATTGGTAAAGACATCAATTCATCTCCTAAAAATCATTTATGGGTTAGCGAACATAGTATTTAGAGAATAGCAAGCAAAGATTGTAGAAACCTTAATATACTCTCCACCTTCATTTGAAAACTGTATTGTCTGCAATGATATGGGATAGAGTCCTTGTATTTTTGTGTATTGTGATCCTTGAGAATCACTTATTGTACAGTTATTTGCTAAACAGTAATCATTGAAGTAACCTGTTGTTGTATACACTTCACCAGATGGTGATCTACCAGGATTCTTCACAGCCTTCATCCAATTTTCTAAAGCATAAACTATTCCAAAATCAAAAGGGACTCTCCAAGTTATTTCCATATCTTCGACAGAAATATCAGATGCAATCTTGGCAACAAGAGAATTGGCAGTTTTGGACTCGCTTGTTTGTATTGTTCTTCCAGGAATGGTTATGCTTTCAATATAATCGTTGTACTGATTCATTGTCGAAGCATGAGTTCCATCCCACATAACAGAAAAATCAGAATTGTTTATGAAATCTTTGGCTGCTCTGATTGCGGAAAGCATATCTTTTAGTGGTTTTTGCATGGTTCCTCACATTGATCCTATTGATTTGATAAAATATTGGATTTTTCTCTTTGTTTCTATCCAAACTCTTCTGTCAGATGATTTGATAAAATTCTCAAATGGAAGTGAAGTTGCGTTTCCCCATTCATTTGAGGGAATCAATATTGGTCTTCCTAATATTCTTGATGGATCGTACATTCTTACACAAGGTAAACCAAAAAGGTATTTCATACTCTTAAGCATTTGATATTCTATTCTGAAATATCCAACTCCTTTTGGTGGCATTTTTTCTCCTTGATAATAATTGGATATTTTCAACATTTTATCAATAAGTTCTGCTCTGAGTTCTGGAGGAAGATAGTGTAGGTTTATACCAAGAATATTACCATCTATTTGATCAAGAGTTATTATCAAAGGAGTAAAATCATAGTATTTTAGACTAGGAATATTTTTAGGGTAATATCTGAAAGCAAACATTCTTCCAGGAAAATCAAGATAGGATTCAGATGCTGTTCTGTATCTGTTATTGAGAATTTTTTCGGTAAGTATAGGTTCTTTTGGAAGAATCATTTTACCAGATTCAATAGCATCTATAAACCATTTTGTTGCACCAGGATTAGATCCAGATTTCTTTGTTTCTTCTATTATTGCACGATTCATATCCCGCAGTATGTTTGT